TTGGATCTTTTGCCCCCAAAAACGGCTCAATAAGCCACTATCAGGAAGACCTTGACTAGATATGACTCAAAACCCTCAAATAGGCTTAGAACAGCCTCCTACGGCTTACCTAGGGGCGACAGAACCCCGTATTAGGTCAAAACCGGTCGATTTACCCTCTCGCGGACAGGAAATGATCGACTTTGTGGAGACTTTGGTCGATCCTGTGACTGGTGAAACCTTCAAACTGCTTCCATGGCAAAAACTTCTAGCTATTGAAATGCACAGATATAAGCCTGATGGGCGCTGGTATCACAACGAAATAGGCGTGATTATTGCCCGTCAGAATGGCAAATCTACCTTTATGCAGCTTCGAATCTTGGCTGGAATGTTCCTTTGGGGTGAGCGTTTGCAGATCCACACAGCTCACAAACTCACAACCTCATCTGAAATCTTCTGGAAGATCGATGAAATTATCCAAGCCAATGAACAACTTGTGACTCGGTTTGTAAAGAAGTATGAAACCAAGGGAAGCCAAGAGATCAAACTCAACGATGGCACTCGATACCTGGTCAGAGCCAATAATTCAGCTGCTCGCGGTATCGCAGCGCCGGACGTAATCCATCTCGATGAAGTTCGCGAATATAAAGATGATGAAGTATGGGCATCGCTTCGCTTTACTCAGATGGCTTCGAAAAATCCCATGGCAATTTGTTATTCCAATGCCGGTGACCAGCACTCGGTTATTCTCAATCGCCTAAGAGAGCGCGGACTTGCAGCAGCTGCGGGTTCAGATGATCCTATTGGTTGGTTTGAGTGGAGCGCTGAGCCAGGATGTGCAATCGATGATATGAAGGGATGGCAACAAGCCAACCCAAGCCTTGGACACACTATTCACATCGACAATTTGAAGTCAGCAATGTCAGATGATGAATCTATTATTCGCACAGAACTTTTATGCCAATGGGTGAGTCAGATCAACCCAGCCATCAATCCGTCAAGTTGGACAGAGTGCGCGTTCGAGGGTACGCTCGCTTTGGATCGGGAGCAACCAACTTGGATGGCTATTGATCTATCACCGGACAGGAAAGCAGCTGCACTTATGGCAGCACAGAGGCTTGATGGGGACAAGTTCTGTGTTGTGTTATTGGAGACGTACTCGAATCCAGTAAACATCGACGATAAAGACCTGGCTAACAGCATCGCAGTATGGGCGCGTAAGTACTCAGTCGAAACTGTTGCCTATTCTCGTCAAACCGCAGGTGCAGTTGCTTCCCGTCTCATTCCAGCAGGTATTCCAACGACTCCAATCGATGGCGCTATCTATGGTCAAGCCTGTGATGAAATGTTGTCGGCAATTACCTCCCAGCGACTAGTTCATGGCAACCAAGTCGAATTGAACAAGCAAGTTCTATCGGCTGTTAAGTTGCCTTTCAAAGATGGAGGCTGGTATTTAGGACGGAAAGCGTCCGCAGCTACAATTTGCGCCACAGTTGGAATGGCAATGGTGTCTCACTTTGCGACACGACCCGACACAGAAGTGGATATCGTGTTGGGTTGATTATGCTATAATTTTGTGCTAATGGCACTCAGAGATTTCTTCGCAAAAGCTCCTGAACCCGTAGGACTTACGGTTGATGCAGCTGCGACTCCAGCACCTTACAATATTTCAACAGCAAGCAATTTATTTGGCACTTTGGGATCTGCTTCTCGTACTCAAGCGATGGCAATCCCAACAGTTGCAAGAGCGCGCAATATCTTGTGCAGCCTTGCTACTTTGCCAATGGAGCAATACATTAAAAGTACCGGCGCACACGTCGAACCCAATCGAGTAATAAACCAACCTGATTCGCGCGTTCCCGGTTCTGCTATTTATGCTTTTGTCGCTGAGGATTTACTATTTCACGGCGTGGCATATGGACAAGTTATGTCTATGTATGCAGATGGACGAATTCAAGAATGGACACGCGTTGCACCTGAACGCGTAACAGAAACACTTAACGCTGCATCAACTGAGATTGTTGGATTCCGCGTTGATGGTTATGACGTGCCAACAATGGGCGTTGGATCTCTCGTTGTGTTTAATGGTTTAGATGAAGGATTCTTAGCGCGAGCTGGTCGCACAATTAGAGCTGCTATTGCACTTGAAAATGCATCAGAAGCATTTGCTAAAGAGCCAGTACCAATGATGGTTCTAAAGTCAAACGGAACAAATCTTACTAGCGAGCGTATCGGCAAATTGCTTGAAGCCTGGCGCGTAGCCCGTAGTACCCGTTCAACTGCATTTTTAAATGCTGACGTGGAATTGCAGGCTATGGGAATTGATCCAAACAAACTGCAACTAAACGAAGCACGTCAGTATGTAGCGCTAGAATTATGCCGCGCTATTGGCTTACCTGCTTATTTTGCAAGCGCTGAAACAACCTCAATGACTTACTCCAATGCCACGGCGGAGCGTCGTTCGCTTATCGACTTTGGTGGTCGTAATTTACTTTTGGCAATCGAACAAAGGTTGTCAATGCCGGATTTTGTCGGTCAAGGCAATGAAATCCGTTACTCGCTAGACGAATACCTACGCGGTAATCCTTTGGAGCGCGCACAGGTATATGAAATCCTGAATCGTATTGGTGCAATGAGCATCCAAGAGATTCGCGAAGAAGAGGATCTAATCGACACATGAAAATAACAATGCCGGTAACTATTACTGCATCTGATGCTGAAACACGCATTATTGCAGGACGAATTGTGCAATGGGATGCAGAAGGTAATACATCTGCTGGTCGCACAAAGTTTCTTCCTAACTCAATCGAGTTTGGCAAGAACACAAAATTGGTTTTAGAACACAACCGCACAAAGCCTCTTGGCAAGTTGGTCGAATGGTCACAGGATGAGTCAGGTATTACTGCATCATTTAAGATCGCAAAGACAACTGCTGGAAATGATGCTTTGGAAGAAGCTGCAACTGGACTTCGTTCAGATTTTAGCGTTGGCGTAGAAGTAGATGCATGGGATAACAAGGATGGCGTTATGGCTATCAGCGCATCGAAGTTAATTGAAGTTTCACTTGTAACTGATGGAGCAATCCCAGGAGCAGAAGTGGAAAAGGTTGCAGCAACCGAAGCACCTGGACAAGCTGCAAGCGAATCAACCCCGGAACCTCAGATCGAGGAACCTAAGACAGAAGGAGAAGACCTAGTGTCAGAAACCGTTTCAGAGGCAGTATCAACCGAAGCGGTTGAAGCTGCTAAGGCAGAAGTCAAAGCGACTTCATATCCACTTAATTCACAAAAGGTTCGTAACCCAATCGTAGATAAGGCTTCATACTTGGAGCACTCAGTTCGCGCATCATTGGGTAGCGACGAATCAAAGTTGTACGTTGCAGCAGCAGCGGACACAACAGACAATGCTGGTCTAGTACCAACACGTCAATTAACAGAAGTTATTAACGGCATTTCAAATGCAGATCGTCCAATCATTGATTCAATCTCACGCGGAGCACTACCTGATGCAGGTATGACTTTCGAGATTCCTAAGATCACAGTTGCTCCAACAGTTGCTGTCGCAGCTGAGGCAGGAACACCATCAAATACAGATATGAACTCAGCGTTCGTTTCAGTAGATGTTAAGAAGTACATCGGACAGCAAGTATTTAGCCTAGAAATTCTTGACCGTTCATCACCAGCATTTTTTGCTGAGTTGGTACGTCAGATGGAGTTTGCATATGCAAAGGCAACAGATATTGCAGTTGGAACAGCACTTATCAACGGTGGAACAGACGGCGGAAACCGCGCAGCACTTACAACAGGTGCTCTAGTTTCTGACTTCGTTTCAGATGCAGCTGTTTCTATCTACAAGGGAACACTTGGCTTTGCACAGAACATCATCGTATCTCCAGAACAATGGGGTGCACTAATGGGCTTGGTCGATTCTTCAAATCGTCCAATTTTCCAGCAGACAATCAACCCTCAGAACGCTGGCGGAACATTGACAGCAACAGCAATTCGCGGAAACCTATTAGGTCTTAACCTACGTGTTTCAACTGCACTAACAGATGGCTCAGGAGTCGGCGATAACACACTTATCGTTGTAAATCCAGATGCTTACACATGGTACGAATCAGCACGTCTATCACTACAGACAAACGTGATCTCAACAGGTCAGGTTCAAGTTGCTTACTACGGTTACGGCGCGATTGCTACTAAGTTAGCAGCTGGCGCATACCGTTACATGGTTGCATAAGTAACCAATACTTAATCATGCCGGGGGGGTTGCTCCCGATCCTCCCGGCAGCAGTTTAGAGAGGATGAAATGCCAAGTATTATCACAGCGTCAGAACTGAGAACGGTGCTTGGTGTTTCGTCTGCTCTTTATTCAGATGCATATCTGAACGAAATAATCGATACATCAGAGGCAGTTATCTTGCCTTTACTTACAACTTTTGCATCACCAATCGCAAAGGTTTCGCTGACTAACAATGTCGCAACCTTTGAGACAGTAGGCATCCATGAATTCACAGCAGGACAATCAGTCGTCATCGCTGGATGCGGAACACCATTTAACGGCACTCGAACAATCAATGATGATGTCGATGCATACACATTTACAGCAAACATCACTAATGCCGATGTTGCTGAACGAAATGTCATTCCTAGCGGATCCGCGACACTTACAGGCGCTGCAACTTATGTTGGCGTCGCAGCGGTCGAATCTGCAATCATCGTAGTATCAGTTGAAGTATTCCAATCTCGTACTGCTCCAGGCGGACAGATTGAAGGCGTAGATTTTGCTCCGTCTCCTTATCGTATGGGACGCAGCTTGTTTAATCGTGTTGTGGGTCTTCTGGGATCTTACATCGATGTTGAGACGATGGCACAATAATGCCAAGCACAATTCTCTCAGCGGTTCGTACTCCTCTTGCTACAGCTCTTGCTGGCGTATCTGCAAACGTGTTTAGTTACGTTCCAGAATCAATTCCAGCACCAGCAGTTGTTGTCGTTCCGGACTCTCCATACATGGAGTTTGACACCATTGGCAAGGGAACCTTTCGATGCAAGTTAAACATGACGATAACTTGCTGTGTTGCTTACAATAGCAATCCCGCATCCCTCGATAATATCGAGCAATTAATCACAAGTGTTGTGGCGGTTATACCTGCTGGCTACGAAGTCCAAGCAGTCGATCGACCAACAGTAACAACAGTAGGCGCTGGCACTTTGCTGGTCGCAGATATACGCGTGTCCACTTGGTACACGCAAACAACATAAGGAGAACCAATAATGCCAACAACAGTCATTACGGGTCGCGACCTAGTCCTCACAATCGCAACGGTAAATTACGATGCGCAGGCAACTAGCGTCACACTCGCAAACGATCCAACTATCGATGTATATCAGACACTCGATGGCAAGGCTTACAAGCACGTCGACGACCAATGGGAATTGACAGTTGAGTTACTAGCTGACTGGGGCGTTGCTTCATCACTATTCGAAGCAATGTGGACTGCAGCTG